TAGAGCGCTATCATCTAATAATATTGGCTCGCCCGTTTGAGTCGGTGTTCCATCTTCATCACCAACTAATAATGTATTTCCGTCAGCGTCAAAAAACTTTGCACCTAATACTAAATTTCTTTGAAAAAACTTACCCGGCTCGTTGATTCTAAAAATAGCAGTATTGTCAATAACAACATCTTCGAATACTTCTATAGCTTTATATGTAAATTCTTCTAAGTTCATAAACTTGTAGTAAGACTCTAAGAATGTACGTATTCCACCAGTTTGGTTACCACCATAAGCTGAACTAGTTGCGTAATCTAATAATTCTTCCGGAATTAGATTATCAATTCGAATATCTTCTTTCGATCTTGCTATAGCAGAACCAGTTAATTCATACTGATCAATGCCAGAATTAGCATCACTAAATGTAAGAGCAACACCTTCAAATATGTTACCGAATGTTTGAGCCTGATCAAATGTTAGCGATAGGCCATCATCAGCTATTGATGTGACTCGAGGATTTCCAATAATGCCAATGCCGGACATTACTTTACCAATAATAGAATTTTCTAATGGGTCATACGGACTACCATCGACTAAATTTATTGGTGGACTATCTAGATATGCTGTAAATCCATTTGATACTTTATAAGAAGTAATAGCTCTTAAAGTCGTATCAAAATCTACGTTAGAACGAACATCTTCAATATACCCTCTTGAAAATGAATCTAGGTTTTTTAAACTTTGCTGAGCCATAGTTATAATTATCTCATTCTAGTAGTAGTTGTATAAGATATAGTTCCAGCTGATCCGGAATATGCAATAGTATCAATAGATCCTTTAGATTTAATTTTAGAAGAATCGACATTAATAATTTGATTTCGTTTTGGTGCAATATCTAAAGAATTTGGAGTTAATGTGACAGTAATTGGAGTAGTGTCGTCTGGACCAAAATCGTTTAATGAAACAGTTCCAAGATCGCCATTTATAGTTCCTACGTTTCCTCTTACGATAATATTTTCATTGTTAACAATTTTATAAATTACAACTTGCCTAGTATTATCTGAATCTGCTATTGCGATATCTCCGAAGTAATGATCAATACCATTAAGTTTAAACGCTGTACTATTAATATTGTATGTGCTACCGCTTTGAATAAAGAATGATCCGGCAAATGTTAAATTAAAATCATTTTTAACTCTACTCACAGAAGGTATAATAGTTTTTGTGAGGAAAGGTCTAATCGTAGAACTTACGATTGCTGGGTCAGAATTATCAACTAAGGATAACAATTCTGAATGTCTAAATACACCGTCAAACCTATTTAATTGGTTAAAGTTATAATCTAATATAATATCTTTTACAAGTGCTTCTAAAGCAGAAGTAGATCGACTTGTAAGTGCTGGGTTATATTTAAAGAACACATCGATTTCTAAATTTGTAAATTCTGGATCTATAATTTCAGGTGAAATTGATAAAATATTTTTTGATTTTACAATTGCTTTGATTTCTTCTTTTTCGTTTGATGTTAACGCATTACCAATAAGAGGTTTTATACTAATATATGCTTTACCAAAATCTGGAATAATATTATCTTCACCACCCCATGTAGATATTGACTCAATGTTTGCAAAGTTCTTTTGAATAATTGCTGTATAGTCTTGAGATGTTACTGCTCGATCTTGCGCTTGGAAAGTAATAGGAGCATTAAATCTAATTGACTCAGTTGTTTCTGCAGCGGATCCACCATTTGCTTTTATCTTTGTTGTAACTGTAATTTCTGGTTCATTTAACGTTGGAAACGCTGTAACTAGATCAAAGTTGTTAGCGCCATTTGCAGCAATACCTTGTGTTACGAGATAATCAAGCGTTATAATATTATCATTTACTGGTTTTTTACCAATAATTCCATCACCAAAGAATACTTGATATAAGCCACTTGAATTTTCTTGTAAATGATATACTTGTGTATCTGATACTACGTCCTGAATTGATGTGAATATTTGATATGTATCGAATCTTTCTGATTGTTGATTATTTTGAACTCGTACTCTTAATGACGATGTATCGGCATCAGCATCTGATATTTGAAATTTTTGGTTTTGAATATCGTTATCAACACGATACGATAATGAACGAATTGTACCTTCAGCAATAGGTACAGATTCAAAAGTAAATATGTTCGAAGTAACACCATTAATGATTGTATCTTCTCGAATGGCAGATTGGGATTCTAATGAAGAAAACGTATATGCAACACCATCAACAGTTGTAGTAAACTTAGTACCTCTTTCTAATACTAAAGTTGTTGGTAGGTTAATAGAATCGTTATTTGTTACATCGACTACTAGTTTTATAGCTGCTCTTGGTGCTAAAACCGATCGAGGCACATAACCAAGTAGACCAGCTCGTGATACAACGTTACCACGAATCTGCGCAGAATCGAGAAAGGCTTCATTCAACGCAAAATGTGCTAGCATTGCATTATAATGCGTATTATACGCAAGTATGTCTAATAGAACACTAAGGCCTGATCCATCAAAATCATAATCCTTAAACTGTGATTGTGACTTCATAAAGTTTTTTAGATTATCTTTTATTTGATCAAAATCTAGTTCTGATACATTTAAATTTGAGGCCATATCTCTTTACCTTAATCTTCTTAAATTAATTTCGACGTCTTGCACCGAATCGGTTTCTTTTATACTAAATACTACTACAACTCTATATGCATTTTCGTTATTAGTTGGTTCAATTACAACGTTAACATTTTCTATCCTTGGTTCATTTCTTTCTAATACATTTCTTACTGCATCTTTTAAAGCTAGTCGAGTAACAGCATCATTAGGTTCAAATAATAAACTTCTTAGATTTGCACCTAATGTTGGTTGGAAAGGTCTTTCCATAAAATTTGTTAACAACAAAGTTCGTATTGCATTCTTTACAGCCTGTTCACCAAAAATCGGTAAAACATCTTTTTTCTGAGGATGCGGTATCATTTGTAAATTTAAGTCGCTATAACGTTCAGATGAAGAGGCCGATGCATCACTTACAACCGACGTAACTGTACCATCTTTACCCGTCGCACCACCATCTACATCTAACGGCGTAATAATTGTTTGAACGCCGGTGTCAGTAGTTACAGTAGTAGTAGTTGAAGTATAAGTATATGCCATAATAGTATTTATACGCTTTATGCGACTGTTTAGTTATTTTCTAAGGTGGACAAACGAACACGTAACGATTGTATTTCTTTAATTAGCATAGGTACTAACTTACTGTAGTCAACACCCATCATGTCTTCTTCATCTACAGGTTGATGTACTGCTTCAGGTGCAACAGTTACTAACTCCTGTGCAATAAGACCGTAGTCCTGATGTGAGCCATCAGCCTTCCAGTCAAACTGTCTAATCTGTATAGCATCAACCTTGCTACCCGCATCAGCAGAGTCTGTAATGTTTTCTTTTAGTCGTTCATCCGAGCCAGTGTTAAAGGCAACGGCTGTGCTTGAAATCGATACATTTCCAATCCCAACTCCGTCATATCTGAACTCCTGAATATGAGTACTGTTTGACTGAGTCCCAGTTTTATTTAGAATTAAACAGGTGGCGGTTGATTCACGAGCAATACTGTTGGGTCGATGTGTCCCACCGCCCCAACAAATACCACTTCCTGTTGTGTTGTTATACGGAGTATTATCAGTAGTACCCACCAATAGGTTGCCTGATGGAGTTACTCGTGCACGTTCTGTTGGAGTAAATGGAGTATTCGCAGTTAATCCAGAATTTGCGCAAAATATAATATGACCATCTAACATTCGAATATTATTTGCAACAGTTGATATAGGTAAAAATATATTAGAACCATAATATTCGCAATTCGCTGAAAAGTTTGACCCACCAATTGTACTAATTGAAGTATAACGATCTAATTGGTTGCTATAAGTATCAACTCGTATACCGCCATTAGCTACATCATTATACGCGTATCGTGATCGAACAGTTAAAGGCTTAGGATTTGTACCGACTACACCAATTTT